AATCTGGTTTATATTCAAGCCTTCCTCATACAAGGCGAAAAACTTTTTGTATTTTTCTCTTCTTTCTCTCCGTTTGATCTCGCGTCTTTCTTCTAATTCCGCACGCTGCTGAGCCTTGTTCATACAGCCCCCTTCAATATATCTTCGGGTATTATCTGGTGACAGGTTTTACAGAGAATATACGGCTTGATTTCCTTCTGCAGCAGGTCTTCATCATAGACAGTCCCGAACGTGCCGAGATTCCGGTAATCGTAACAGCATGGAGATACGTTTCCCTCTTTCTGTATGTATCCCCTGCCATCAATGAGCGGATCGCATCTGCTGGTATAGATCATGTCAATGCTGTTCTCAGGCTCAAGCTGACCGGCCCAGTTATGGCTCGTTAGGATAGACCCACCATTGACAATGCCTGGAAGTCCCGCCTTTCCATACATCATGATAACAGCTTTTCGTGCGTGGTACGGGCTATGAGGAGAAAGGTCAAGCTGATCAATGCCAGCGTCCTTGATCCTGAATGCAAGGTCTTCAGTCATGTTTACGCCGTTGGTACACATGCATACCCTGCGCTCTCCGACAACGTCCTTGACCGCCCTGATACGCTCGGGCAGCTTCGGGTCCAGGCAGGACTCACCATTTCCGTTGAGATTGACTTCTTTTTGTGTGCCGTGCCTGCAAAGGATATCGAGCCAGTACAGGCACCGCTCAAAGGTTTCATCTGACATTATGCCGATGTCACGGACACCGGATTTTCTCATTAATCGGTTAATGCAATATCTGCATGATAGATTACATGCGTTTGACAGTTCAATCGTGGTAATCGTCTTTAGTGTTATCATCCACCCTTCTTTCTTTTTCTGACGCCCACAATCCCGGCAAGCAGCATCCCCCCGCCGATAATCATAGGCTCTATATGCATAGGAGATCCTAGCACCCCATAGAGAAACGTCACGCCGCCGACCAGTTCTAAAAATACCGTCAAAGGTTTACTCATTTTCCAAATCCTCCAGTTCCTTTTTTTCAATCATATCAATATCATCTTGAGGAACGTCAAAAGACAGGGAGCCCCCTGCCTTTTCCGTGCGCTCTTTCCAATCCTTGTACTGGTTAAGATCTTCGGGTTTCTTATCGGTCACATAAACCCCTTCTGCGGCTTCACTGAGGACGGTATATTGTCCTCTTTGCCAGACCATTCATCAACGACCGTTACCGGAATAAGCAACGATCTGCACTGGAAATGGTTAGGCGGCGTATATGCGCCCCAATCCTTCTGAATCCGTCCGTTGAGTGATTCGCACACATCGGACACCCTATCATCCAGTATTGACGAATATTCAAACGCCTGAACAAAACCCCTAAATTCTGGCTTTCCGAACAAGGCTGTTCTTGCCTCATTCATTGCATGTGCCGTGTTCGTCCTCGCAATGTTCTCGATCCTGGCAGGCACATTGACAGGTCTTCCAGCTGCATCAATATCGGGAAGCAATGCTTTCAGGTCCGTATCTTCCCCTATCTCCTTTATGACGCCACGCAATGATTTATCGTACTTAATACCATTCTCAAGGACCCTCTTTACTGCTTCCAGGGTAGTATTGTTTATCACCCCCGCAATCCTCATGGTTCTGGAAGAAAGGAATTTCTCTGCCTGCGTCTTGTCCATGCCTGGCTTGTAATTCAGCTTTTTGGGAAGTTCTTTGAGTGCGGTTTCATAGGATTCATCAAATGCAGAAGTAAGCCCTGCTCTGAGGGTCTTCCTTAAGTCCGACATATGCTTGGGTTTAATCTTAATCTCTTCCATCTCTTTGGGCTTCAAACTCTGTACGGCTCTATCGCCTACCAGCTTCTCGATCTGTTTTTCAATATCAAGCCTGATTTGCCCCATTACAACGGAAAGACCGTCAATTAACCCCTCGTCTTGTCTATCTAAATTACGCTTTATGCGTGAAAAGTCAACCCTTCTCATCCACGGTTTCTCTGCGAACTCCCTTCGTATGTGCTCCTGCTTCTCTTCCGGCTGCCCTTCAATCCATTCCTCGTTGTCGGGGATGTCTTCGTCTTCACCCTCAAGCCCCCCGCCCTCACCAGGGAATATCTCATTTCCTGGTATCTCTTCTTCTGTATCCTCTGACTTTTCAGGGAACCCGATAAGCTGCCTGATATATGCCTCGTCAGCATCAGACTTCGTCACGGATCCGCCCTTGACAAGCTCAGTCCATGCCTTTGCAATATCGAACTTCTTTTCATCCGAGATCTCTTCCCATGTGAACAGTGGGAAATCATCTGTCCCGAAGTTCCACAATGCCAGTTCTCGGAATAACTGCTCGTTCAATGCCTCTGCAAGCTGATTCGCTATCTGATCGAGTATCCAGAAGAAAGCGTCAAGCTGAGTCTGCGACTGACTATAACTTCCTGTCTGTCCCTGCTCTGACAGGCCCAGGAGGTTAGGCACAAGAATGCTCTTGGAGATCGCCTTGTCGTGCTGTGCAATGGCCTTCTCGAATGCATCTGTCCTCATGGGATTCATGGAATTCAAGTCAACCCCTTCAGGGACTATAGCGGCCATGAGCGCCGATATACGTTTCATGACGTTCTCAAGGTTTGTCTTATCTGGTGTGCTCAGATTCTTCGTCACCTTCGCCCATATGAACCCTGACGCATGGCGCTCAAGGTGTATGTTCTGAAATTTGATAACGATATCCTTGCTCCAGTAATTGCGATAGCATGACCTTAAATCACTTTCCCCATATATCGGGTCAATATCCGGCTGGTGAACGAAATGAATCACCTTGCTCATGGGTATAGGGATTGCCACCCCTGCAATACCCACCTGTTCAAGTTCAAGGATGTTGCCGTATGGGTCAAGCTGAAAGCCCCCGTTGAATGTTTCGAACGGACGCAGCTTGATATCCCTGATTCCCCACCATGTTTTCTCATTCCACAAGAACGGCTCATAAACCTTCTCGCTGACACTGAACCCGCTTGACATGCTGGTTAAGATCTGTATGAGCTTGTCTGTGAATGATCCCCTGATATGTTTTATCACGGCATAAAAGAAATCAGCTATTTCCTGCTGATCCTTGTCAGGCTCTCCGGTTTCTTCGTCCTGGTCAACATCGAAATAATAACCCCTGGAAATAACGGCATACTGCTTGAACCTCATGGCCGCCTTTACCTGGTCATCCAACATCATTTTCTTGTATACCTGCGGACCCTTATTCGTAAGGAGAATATCTGGGTTGTAATACTGGAATGCATCACCGCCGTATATCATTGACCCGAAAAAGCCGAGTTCCCCTTTCTTCGGGCTGCTGATCGGCTGCTCTGCCGGCGGTGCTTCAGTTGCCTTTTTCTTAAAGATGTCGAGTATCGCCATATTACCAATCTCCTTGTGCCGCTTCAGATTCGCACGTTGCCTGTATGTCTGCTGTTATATTCCGCATGTCCTCTTCAAGACCATATCTGATACCGTCAATGTGATGATTGTACCTGTCAACCGGCTTATTTAATGCCTCTCCGTCCTTGTTTTTCATCCAGTGGTATGTCTGGAACTCGTTAATGGTGTGCTGACATGACCGATCAATGATTATTTCATGCTGCTGCAGCCACTGAATACCGAACATAACGGAGTCCTTCCCCTTCTCAGCGCCATAAGCATTTATTCCATTATCGTTCAATTCCTGTATGCTCTTGGGCTCTGCTGAATCACAGGTTATGGTTTCATCCCCTATAATCGGCTTGAGCAATACTGCGAGGTCGGGGTTCGTCTTGCCGAATTCATGAAGTTCCCTGAAGATGTAAATCTTCTTTCTCATCCGGTCAAAGTGCATTCTGTTGTATGCTGTCGGGTCGTTGGAGAAACCGAAGTCGAGCCCGTTCCTGATATTGTCGAAATGCGGTATCTGGTCCGTCAGATCTTCAACATGCCAGTTCTTAAAGATGAGATCCCCAAGAACACCCCAGTTGCCGAGGGTATACACATTGAAATAATACTCGTCCGTCTCGTTCTCTAGTTCATAAATATCATCGACTTCAAGAAATTTATTGTCCTTGTATGTGGTCTTGAGGATGATCAGGTTCTCGTCCCTATACTCTTTATCCCCATCTTGCCACCCGCCGAAATACTTCTTGCAGATCCAGTGTGAGCGCAGGATCGGATTAAAGGAATATGTCAGCCTTTTCTTTGCCTTGGACTTCCCCCTTAGCCTCTTGGAAAGCTGCTTGATGTCCTCTTCCTTTGTCTCTGTGGCCTCTTCGATCCATATATCGGTGATAACGCCATCAATAGGGGTTATTGACTTGATCTTCTCAACATCGTCAAGCCCTTTGAATAATGCCTGCTTCTTGTTGGCACAGGTGATAACCATATCCGATTTGTTGATATTGAACAGATCACCAACGCCCCACCGGGTAATTGATTTCTGCAGTTCATTGAATGTGGACGTTCTGAGCGTGTTGCCGGTGTTTCTGACAATAAGGTAATTCCTCTCACCGCCCATTAGGTCAAATATGGCACGATCAGACAGAAACACGGATTTACCCGAGGATGAACCACCGAAGAATATTTCTGTCCTTGCCTGCTCTGTCAGGTAGGGCAGATATACGGGGTTGAATACGTTGCTGTCTATGTTTACGTTAATCTGCGTCATCAACCTTTACTCGTATCGTTATACCGTCTTTGTCTGTTTCCAGCTTATGCAGTTGAGACTCAACCCATCCCCTATTTTTTCCCTGGCATTTCAGGTAAAAACAGACCGCCCAGGCTTCCCCTTTCTCCACCGCCTGCGATAACTTTGTCTCTGCTATATCAAGACCTTTTTCCCGTATATGTTCGGCAATATCCTTCATTTTTGCGTTCTTTTTAATGCGCTGAGATAAACCCTGATAGGACATCCCGAGCATTTCCGCAGCCTCGGCAATACGACCCTTTGAGGCCCTGAGTGCTGCTATGCATTCATCGTTTGTGGCCTTCATACCGCCTCATGATATTTAAGATTGTTGATCTTCAGCACATACTCGTCCGTTATATGCTTCGATGTCTGCCATACACAGTCAAACGTCACAAACCGATATTCATAATCCCTCTCGCTGTTCAATATGGCTGTCTCTGACGGTGTCAGGGTGTAACTTACAGGGTTAGTCAGCGAACTTATCGCGGTCCTGGCCTTTATCGCTGTATCATTATGATAATCATCGACCCGGATAAACACGCCTGATATTTCACTTGCTGTTATGGCAATTCCATCTCCGTCTTTTGCTGTATGCAGCAAGGTAGGGGTTTCCCCCTCGTTTATCTCGAGGTCAAAATCTATCCGTTCATTTTTTGCCATGTTCATGCCTCCGTGATGGTTATCGTCGGTCTTGATGAAGCAATACTCAGGGTTGACCTGAGCGCAGTTATCTCAAGGTATGGCCGCATAGCCATTATTGACACAGAAACAGGACCATTTATGATTACGGTTTCGACTACTCCGTAATCCGGCCATGCATCCTCAAAGAAAGCATGATCAGGTACAGCCCTGAGAGGGAAAGCGCCTGCGTTCAGCATCAATCACCATCCAG